AGTAGTTATGAATTATATCCACATAACCCAGAAATGAGACGTGGTGGAAATCATCAAATGGATACGGATGAAATTGATTTAAGTAGATATGCTGATATCGGTGAACAAGGTGAAGATGATTATTTAGATTCTGCATATGAAGATAGAACATATTTAGATGACAATGATGAGTTTAATGATTATGATTATCAGGATGATGATGATGATGATAGTTGGGGTAAACCTAAACGTCATCATAGTTATTCAGATGAAGATTTGGATGAAATTAAATTATTAGATGAACCTCATAAAAAACATCATAATGATTTTGGGGATGAAGATTGGGATAATGAAGATTTTCCTAATCCAGATGAAGATGAATGGGGTGATATAAGTCATGAAAATTGGAAAGATGATGATAGTTCTAAATACAAGAATTGGAAAAATAATGATGAGGAAGATGACATTCAAGAAATTGATTTAGATGAAATTAAAAATGAGATAAACAAACATATTACATCAACATTAGGAAAATACTTTAAATCATAATGAATTTACTATACATCAACCAAATTGGTTCAGATTATAAAGGTCAAAAACAATATGAATTTATTTTCAGTAAATCTACTGAGATTGAGGTTGAGGAATGGTTTATAGTCCCTGCATCATCTTCAAGTTATCCAATGTCTCCGGGTGTTGAATATATAGATCTTGTAGGTTTATTAAAAAATACTGATATTGACTTAGAACTTATTCAAAACTCCGATTATTTCGGAGTTATTGATGCTGTAGATGGTGTGGTATCATTAGGTTGGGAAAAATTTAATTTTGATTCTGAATATCAAAGGTTAAGTTTTAAATTTGGCGAATCTTTAGATAACGTTACAAAAAAATTAAAATCAAGAGGACACGAATTAATAAAAGAAGAAATAAAAATTGAAATATAATGAAAAGAAATGAATTAGTCGGTATCCTTATTAAAGAAGGATTTTCCTCAAAAACCTTGGTTAATTTTACTGATAAACAACTTAATACTTTGGCTAGTAGAGTTTTATCAGAACAAACCACAGTTCCAACATTGAAAATACCTAAAGGGTCACCTCAAGAAAAAGAAGCAATGAATAAAAAACAATCTTTTATTGCATATGAAAATGAATTAAAAGGTGGACAAAAAAAATTAGACAAAAATCATAATGGAAAAATTGATAGTCAAGATTTTAAAATTCTAAAAGGTCAGAAAAAATCCGATGTTAAAGAGAATGGTGGTAATCCATATACAAAAAAAATAGGGGTTAAAAAATTAAATGTTGGTGAATCTAAAAAAAAGAATTCTGAAACCATATATGGTAAAGCATTAAAAAAATATGGTGGAGAAGAAGGAGTATTAAAAATGTTTGATAAAGAATTAAAAAGAATTAAATCGAAATCCAAAATAAATGAATCTAATTCTGAATTAAATGCTAAACGTAATTTACAACATGAATTAAGTGAAGCTGGTTGTTCTTCTGAAGATTTGAGTACTAAGGATATTAATGAATTAGCAGATAAATTCTCAAAAAAATCTCAAGGTGTAAAATCAGCACATGATTATTACAAGAGAGTTACAGGGAAAGATATGACAAAAATCAACGAAAATTTGGCCATTAAAAATTGGGTTCGTACATTAGCTGAAAATAATTATCATTCATTCACATCAAAAAAAGAAATTATGAATTTAATCAGCGAAAAAATGAACAGTGCAGAAACAATGCAACCAATGCCAGCAAAGGCGAAAAAAGGACACAATGGTATTCCTGAATTTATGACTTATGACGCTATTACGTCTTCAAGTAGTCCATCAGTTGCACCAACAAAACCAAGACCAGATACTAAACCAAAACCAGGTACAAAACCAAAACCTAGTACAAGACCTGATACGCCGTTTAGACCAAGACCACAAGTTAAACCAGATCCTGAAGCAATGAAGGAGAATAGTCCAGCAGTTGCACCAACAAAACCAAAAACAAAACCTGGTACAAAACCTGCCGAACCAACTAAACCAAAGAAAACTCCGTTTAGGCCAACACCACAGGTTCAACCAGATCCTGAGGCTAAAAAGAAATAAAAAAAATATTTTATTAAAATGCACATTACTAAGAAAAATTTACTATCTTTGCTGAAACAAAATTTAAATGAAATGGCAATGGATTTCGATTCAGCAGATAGACCACACTCAGATGTGACTGGTGCGTTATCAACAGGTAATACACCTCTAAAAAAAATACCACTACCTAGAACAAGTGGTAATCCACATAATAATTTCCAAGAATTATTAGCATCAGAACGTTATAAAGAAGTAATAAGAAATGTTAGACGTTATACTGGTGTTGAAGATACACTTAGTAGTAATCCTAATAGGAGACTTTTAGGTATGATGATGGATGCTCATAATCAGATTATTCGTATTGAAAGAGATCATAAAGAAGAATTGATACGATTGGCAGTTGAATTGGTTTGTAAAGATATGGGTGTTAATGAGGGTGATCTTAATTTTAAAGTAAAATTAACTGATTCATCTGAAATCAACACAAATGAATTTAATAGAGACCAACCTAATGAAGAAAATCCAGAAGAAGTTGAACCGGGTGGTGATGAAGATGATGAAGAACAACCTCAACAACCTCAACAACAAGGAAATAGAGAAGAAGAACAAATTTTCTTTAGTCTTGAAAGGTTAAATTTGGAAAGAGCAAAACAAAGATTATTAAATGCAATTACACAAGGTGCATCAAAAAGAGGACACTATATGTATCATATGGTTGAAGAAGAATTAAGACAAATCACTGGTTCAGATCAATTAATTAATCTTTATGGTATAATGATGTCAATTAATGATACTAATTATTGGCAAATGGGTAACAATGTAATTGCAAATTTACAAAGTTCTGTTGCTGGTACAGTTGATGTTCATATTCCTAATGTAGGAGATGATGACCAAGAAGATATGGAAGGTGGAGATGGAGATGATGATGGTGGTGATGAAAATCAAAATGGGGGTGGATTTATTATGATACCAGAAGACCCTAATCCTGAAGCACCAACTATTACGGTGATAGGCGTTAATTTTCCAGTTTTACTTCATGAATTGATTAAAGGTGTTTTAAAAGTATTTAAAGCACATGGTCAAAGTGATCCTTCAAAAAATAACGAAAAAGAACTATATAGACAAGTTGCAAAACATGAAAATACTTTAGAAAAAGAAGTTTGGGATTTGAGATTAGGACCTGCAATATGGACTAGATTAAGAGAATCATTCCCAATTGAAGTTTTGGAAGAAAATAATAAAGATTTACAGAATTATTTATTTATGAATATCTTCTCTCTTCCGGCAAAGAAATTCTTAGTTTTCATGAAAGAAGTCATATCAGGTTCAGATAATGGAAAACGTTTAATTGCAACAATGGTTCAATCAATAAAACAAATGTTTAGAGATGAAGATTATAAAGAAGCAATCGGAAGTTTTAATGATGAGTTAGATGATGCAACAGACGAAACTGATGAAGGTGATTTAGGTGACTGGTTAGGTAACTTAGGTATTGGTCTATCAGGTAATAAAAACGATAACCTAGGAGATGTTTTAGGTGGTTTAGGAGTTTCTTTATCAGGTGAAGAATCAGATAGTGATGATGATGATGATTTTGATTTTGAAAATTATGATGACGATGAAGATTAATTTATAGTATGGATAGATTTTAAAAGGTGGTATTTTACCACCTTTTTTTGTATTTATCATATATGAATAGTAAAATAGAACAATTAAAGGAGTATGCCAGAATAATTAAAGATACTCCATATGCGTTAAGAACATATCTTCAGACATATGATAATACACAAAAGAAATATGTCCCAATGGATTTGTTTCAAGATCAAATCCAATTAATAGAAGACTACGAAAATTACAACGAAAATATTACGAGAAAATATCGTCAAGCCGGGGTTACTACTGTAACTGCTGCATGGTTATCTAAAAAACTACAATTAGCAAAACCTGAAAATCCTGAAAGAGTTCTTCTTATTGCGAATAAACGTGATACTGCCGTGGAAATGGCAAATAAAATTAGAAATTTCTTAGACCAATGGCCATCATGGATAAATGTTGGGTTTTCACCTGATAAGAATTCCGAAAGTAGATTTAAATTAAATAACGGTTGTGAAGTTAAAGCGGTTGCAACATCTCCTGATGCGTTACGTGGTTATACTCCAACAATACTTGTATTTGATGAGGCTGCATATATTGAAGCCGGTGAGGACTTTTGGTCAGCATCAATGGCATCCCTTTCAACAGGTGGTAAGATTATTCTTATATCAACACCAAATGGTTATGACCCAATATATTATGGTGTTTATGACCAAGCAATTCGTAAAATTAATGATTTCCATATTACCGATTTAAGATGGTTTAAAGATCCTCGTTATACAAAAGATTTAAGATGGGTAAAATGTACTGATGTTGTTCATTATATGTTAAATCGTGAATTATATAATGATGATGAAATCGTCATGTACGATTATGATATTGAAAAATATGTTGAATATATTGAAGATGGATATAAACCATTTTCAAGTTGGTTTGAATCAATGTCAAAGAAATTTAAATATGACAAAAGAAAGATTGCTCAAGAGTTAGAATGTGACTTTTTAGGTTCTGGTGATGGTGTTATTACCAGTGATGTTCAAGAGAATATTAGAAAAAACATGATTAGAGTTCCAAATGAAAAATATATGGTTGGAACACTTTGGCAATGGAAAGAACCAATTGAAGGTCATAGATATATAATGGGTGTCGATGTTAGTAGTGGTCAAAGTGATGATTTTTCTTCATTTAATATTATTGATTTTGACGATAGAGAACAAGTATTAGAATATATAGGTAAAATACCACCTGATGATTTAGCTTCTGTTGTTTATAAATGGGCAACATTATATAATGCATTTATTGTTGTAGATATTACTGGTGGATGGGGTGGTGGTACATCCAAAAAACTTAAAGATATGAATTATAAGAACTTATATTATGAGGGTGTAAATACTCAGAATATTTGGGATTATAATGCTAAGGCGATGGAAAAACTACCGGGTATTAATTTCAATAATAAACGTGTACAAATTGTATCTGCATTTGAAGAACAATTAAGAAAAGGTTTTCTTGTTAGGTCATCAAGATTATTAAATGAATTAAATACGTTTGTTTATATTAATGGTAGACCGGATCATATGAAAGGTGCTCATGATGATGCTATTATGAGTATGTCAATTGCAATGTATGCTGGTGATATTTGTTTTAATCAATTACAAAGGACTGAACAAGTTAATAAGGCAATGATGGAATCATGGACATTAAGTGAAAGAACATATGATGTACAAAAATCAATATATTCACATGGTGGTTCTTTTGATCAAATTAGTGGAATGTATACTGATAATTCAATGATGAATAATAATGCAATCTCAATATCCAATATAGATCAATATAACGAATATTCATGGTTATTCGGTAAACCAAGATAACCTTTATAATCCGTTAAAAAAGATTTATATTAATATAAAAGTATTTATATATATGGCAGAACAGAATAACATGACAGTATTTCAGAAATTAACCAAGATGTTTGGTTATCCGGGACAAACAAAACCGGATGAGAAACCAGCATCGCCTTCGTTTAATTTCTCAAAAGATGAATTATTAAAAACAAGTAGTAAAGAAGAATATGAAACAGCATTACTACAAACACAACAAAGTAATTATATTGCAGATAAATGGTCAAAATTAGACCAATCAATTTATAATCAATCAATATATTATGAACCAAATAGAATGGCGGCATATTATGATTATGAATCAATGGAATTTACTCCGGAAATATCCGCTGCTTTAGATATATATGCAGAAGAATCCACAACAATGTCTGAAAAAGGTGAAATCCTTACAATATATTCTGAATCAAAAAGAATTAAACATATACTTGAAGATTTATTTAATACTAGATTAGATGTTAATACAAATCTACAAATGTGGGCTAGAGGTTTATGTAAATATGGTGATGATTTTGTGTATTTGAAAATTGACCCTGAAAGAGGTATTGTTGGTTGTCAACAGTTACCTAATGTTGAGATAGAAAGAGTTGAGGGTGCTTCATCTAAATCCCCGTTACAGATGGATAATAGAATGCCATCAAGAGAATTAAGGTTCATGTGGAAAAATAAGGATTTAGAGTTTCAATCATGGGAAATTGGTCACTTCAGATTATTAGGTGATGATAGAAAATTACCATATGGTACTTCTATGTTGGATAAGATTAGAAGAATTTGGAAACAACTTTTATTGGCGGAAGATGCTATGTTAATTTATAGAACATCAAGAGCACCCGAAAGACGTGTATTTAAAATATTTGTTGGTAATATGGATGATAAAGACATTGAACCATATGTACAACGTGTTGCAAATAAATTTAAAAGACAACCAGTTGCAGACCCTAAAAATGGTCAAGTCGATATGAGATATAATCAAATGGCGGTTGACCAAGATTATTTTGTACCTGTTCGTGACCCATCACAAACAATGCCAATTGAAACATTAGCGGGAGCACAAAACTTAGGTGAAATTGCTGATATTGAATATATCCAAAAGAAAATGTTAGCTGCATTACGTATTCCTAAAGCGTTCTTAGGTTTTGAAGAGGTTGTAGGTGATGGTAAGAATTTAGCATTAATGGATATTCGTTTTTCTAGAACTATCAATAAAATACAAAAATCTTTAATACAAGAATTAAATAAAATAGCGTTAATTCACTTATATCTATTAGGTCTTGAAGATGAATTAAACGAATTTAGTTTATCATTAACAAATCCTTCCGCACAATCTGATTTATTGAGGTTAGAACAATGGAAAGAGAAGATTACATTATATAAAGACGCAACATCTGATCAATCTCAAATGGGTATTTTACCGGTATCTCATACATGGGCTAAGAAAAATATCTTAGGTATGAGTGATAATGAGGTTGTTTTAGATTTACAACAACAACGTTTAGAAAGAGCAATTGGATTTGAATTAACAAATACTCAATTAATTATTAAACGTTCAGGTGTATTTGATGAAATTGATTCTAAGTATGGTATATCAGAAGAAGAAAGGAAAAAAGTTGAAACACAGAATGCTGGTGAAGCACCAGCTGGTGGTGGAGCACCAATAGGTGGTGGGGTACCTCCGTCAGGTGGTGGTGAATCACCATTAAGTGAATCAAAAAAACATAAAATATTAGGTATGTTAGGAGAAAGTGAAAATTTTTCTGATCTTTTCAATATGGAAAAGGCACAACAGAATATTTATGAAATAGAAACAAAAATAAAAGACATATTAAATGATTAATAAAATGAAAAAATTTGGTGATATAAAATTAAAAATGTTAACTAAGTTAACGGAATCTTATTCTAAACAAAATAAAGAAGAAATAAAATCAATATTAAATTTGATTAAAGAAAATAAAGATTTCAAAGAACTTTATTTATTTTATGAAGATATTGAAAACAAGTATTTTGAAGATAAAGAAGTGGCACAATTATATGTTGAACAAATTGGTTCAATGTTAAAAGAAAGAAAACCTTTAGATAGTGAATTTATTAATAAATTAAACTCATCATTAAAAAATGTTGAGATTAATGAAAATGAAATTTATAATAGTTTAGATATATTATGTGAAGAAGATTCATTACTAAACATTGATAAGAAAGTAATATCAAAGAAAAAACTTGTAGACTATTTATTAACTAAGAAAAATGTT